TAGACCGATAGCGATAAGGCCATTTTGAAGATCAGCCCAGTTGACCGTCTTGGTCGACCAGGCTTCCCACAAAACGCGCAGCAGCAGCAGGACGCCGGGGATAGTTGTCATCCAGTTCGTAAGCATATCAATCTCCTAGTTGCACGGCCGCGACGTATTGTCGCGCGCCAGACACGATAGTTCTTTTACCGACATACAGCCAGATAGCGTGATGAGCAGGACGGCGCACAGCCCGATAACGACGAGCGACCAAAAAGCCGAGATCGTCGCATCGCGGCGCTCGCGGGCGTCCGGTGAGTTCAGCGACAAGGTGCTGGCAAAGCCGAACAGCGCCGCCAACAGCATCGACGTAACGGCAAAGATCACGCCAAGGAGTTTTGTCGCGGCGATCATGGCTATCCCTCAATCTGCCAGTGCGGCCCGTCCACGATGCTTTTCCACGTCCCACCCCAAGTGATGGTGACGCCGGCCTTTTTTGCCGCTTTTGCCACGGCCCCGGCAATCTTGCGGTAATCGGCCAAGTTCCATGAGACTTTACCGCCGGGCATGGCGACAACATCGACCGCCTTACCGCGAAGATGATACGAGTTCATTGTCCGGCTCTTGCCGGTCTTGACGAGGTAGCGTTGCCGCTCCTTGGTGCGCAGACCCTCGGTGATTTCAAACGGAATTGGGCTGGCGGCGCGTGCGGCCTTCATAACCGCGACGAGGCGCGGATCGACGCCGGCCATGCGGCGGATGCTGGTGGCGTTGAACTTCATCGGTCTGCCTTGTTTGCGAGCATGTCACGGATGTTATCAAGCTTGGCAAACACTTGGCCAAGCGTGTCGTTGAACTCAACGCGCGTCATGTAACGGCCGGCGACGAGAACTTCAATCTCGCCAACCTTTTCGGCCAACTCCTTGTCGGCCTTCTGAAGATCGCGGACAGCGCCCCAGACAGTGTTAAGTGTCCAGCCGCCCATTACGCCGATAATGCCGATAGCGATGTCAAAAAGAACTTGATATTCGACCATCATTGCCTCGTAAATCGCGCATACGGATTGGCCATGGCGTTCTGGCCTTGATACATCAATCCTTGTGCACCGGCCGTTGCCAGCGACGGAAGGTTAGCGTAATTGACCGGAGGCCGCGCTACGTTTCCAAGGACATTTGCCTGAAGCTGCTGCGAAGCGCGCATAGCGTTAGCAGTCTGTCTATTCTTGGCAAGCATTCCCAGACTTGCACCCCCGACAGCCCCTAATGCACCAAGACGAGCATAATCATCCAATAAAAAACGCTCGCGGTATTCGTCCGGCATGAATCCGACTGCAAAAGGCGCAGCAGTAAGTCCAGCTTCAGCTAATCCTGTCTTACTAAAGCTAGGGGCAAAAGCGGACATAAAATTTATCGCGCTTGATGACGTGCGGCCTTTGGCTAGATCATCAATTATTTTTTGTTGCTCTGGCGTAAAAGATTTATACGCGCCTGATTTTTTAAGCGCCGTAAACTGTTGTTTTACCCCCGTCGCAAAATTAGGAGATTCTTTAGCGGCGGTCATCGCCGCTTGAACATCGGCGTTTCTAAACAGCCGCGCATCAGCCTCTATAGACTTAGTAAGGTCTGACGTGCCTTTAGCCGCCGCTAACTCCTTGCCGGGAATTGCGTTCATAGGCTCGTTACGGAACAGATCAATGCGATCTATGACATCATGCGCCATAGCCTTTTCGACTTCCGTAGCGTTAGGATTTTGAAATACTGCGCCGGCGTCTTTGCGCAGACCGTGTATGTCTGCCATAGACACGTCTTTACCCGTGGCCGAAGTTAAGTCGGTCATAACATCGTTTATGGCCCCAAACCGCGATTTTTTGGCCGGGCTCCATTGATATTGGTCCGCAAAGTCTTGAGCCATTTTGCTTACAAGCGAATCGTAGGCCGAAGCGTCGTATTTAGCGCCCGATGAATAGGCTTCAGCACGCAGATTACGCGCCGTTTGGCCCATTTCTTTTGCGCCAAACTCAATATTTTGCGCCAGCGTCGGGATTGCTCCGGTTACGCCACGCTCAATGGCCCCCATAGCGCGGCCGCCCACGCCGCCGCCTAGCACGCCAAGACCAAATTGAAAATAAGGGTTCTGGCCGCCTGCGACTTCTTTGTAATACTCAGGCGCAGCCCCGCCGACAGCGCCAGCGGCTGTTTGTGCTGCTGGACCCGCTGCAAAACCTTCGGCAATGCGAGCCCCCCGCGTTTCGGGCATGAGATACCGCAACAGAGCATTAGCGCCTCGCGCTTGCGTAAACCCACCAAGAGCGCCGCCAATTAAACCAGCCTCGACTTTTTCTGGGCCGGTCTTAGGAATGTAAGACGGCGTGAAAGTTTCTTGGAACATTTGAACCGGAGTGCGAACCGGCTGCGCACCAAGAGTCGGCGCGGCTAGATTGTAAAGCGACGTGCCCAATTCCGCCGCGCCAAGCGCCGTAGCGCCTAAAGCCGCCGCCGGAAGCGCCCCCGCGCCAAGCGCCGCGCCCGCTAAACCGCCAAGCCCCGCCGCCGCAGCGGTAGGAAGCGCTTCACCTAAAGCGACTTCGCCAGCGCGGCCAAGCGTCAAATCTTCAGGCTTACCATATTTCGCGTATGGGTTTTCAGAAGGTTTGGCGTATTTAGAGTATGGGTTTTCCATTCAGCGCCCCAAAATCTTTGCCGCCAAGCCTGGTACGCCAAAGTATTCGTCAAACATCGCTGCCGTGCCCGGATTAGCACGCAACTCTTCAATCGCCGCCGGCGGGATGCCAGCCGCTTCTGAAGGAGCCGCTTTGGCCGCTTCAATCTGTCGACGGCTTTCAGACTTAGCCGAAGAACCGGAAATATCTACATTTGTGCCAAATGTTTTGTTGAGATTATTTAACGTGGCGCGAACAGACTCGACCGTCGCCTTCGGATCGCCGAGCGCCTTAATGGCGTTCTTGACGTCAAAGTTAGAGTTAAGTTCTTGCGCTGTTTTGCCCGTTGCACGTGCCAAGACCGACACAAGGTTTTGCCGAATGCTATCAACCGTATCGCGGGTTGATTGAATTGGAGAACCCGTGAAGCGGCCATACGCCTGACCAAGCCACGATGAGCCGGCGGAGATTTCCGCGTTCTTAGCCGGTGTGTTCTTGACGCTAGGCACACCGCCTTGCTCAACGAGATATTCTATCTCGTTGCCAAAATTGGTGAGCATATTCTCAAGTTCAACCTTGCTTTTGTATTTGGCCGTCTGGCCAAGAGGCGCGGTAGCAATAAACTTCTGTTGCCGCACGGCAGTATCTTCAGGCGCGGCAGCCATAGAAGGAACAGGCGGTTGCACAACCGGCATTACAGAGGCCGGCGCGGCAAAAGCATTTACGGGCGCAACAGACGGCGCGAGCGCGTTAATAGGTTCAGCCGGTAGCGCTCTGAGCGACGGACGTTCGCCTGTCAAAGGCACCGTTTTATTGGCCTGATAAGGGCCAACGCTACCAGCCATGACCTTACTGACATAGTCGCTAACGCCCATGTTTACGTCGCGTGCGCCGGCTTTTGCGGCCTGCGCCAACGGACGGCCCGAAAACCAGACCGATACGGCGTCTTCAAGCGAGCCGTATTTAGCAATGTTGCGTTTGAACTGATCTTCAAAAACGGCTTCTTGCGCGTCTTTGTCACGCAAGAACTCTTGCGGGGTGAGACTGCGGCCAATAGCCTGTTTGGTCCACGACGGAATGTTCGCGCCCATAACCTGATACTTGCCATAGGCATTATCAACCGCGCCGCTTTTGCGCTTAACGTCAGGGCCAATAGCGCCATAATTGCCGCCGCTTTCAACTTTGGCAACGCCTTGCTTAGCCTGATTAACGAGATTCATAGGCTCCGCAGCGGGCGGCGTTAAAGCGACCGGCGTTTGAAACGCGCCTGCTTGCCCGCGTGATGCTATGGGTTGAGCCTGAGATGTAGCCATAGCTTTATATTCTTCGGGCGTTAATATTTTTGTGCCCGATTCATTTTGATAATATTCAATTGTTTGTTTTTCGCTGCGAACAGGCGACCATTTTTCTCTTGCGGGAACGAATGAATCCGCCACCATAGTCCGCTGCTGCGTAAATGGGTCTGTTCTGAACAGAGCTTTGCCGCGCACGCCGTCAACGACCGTTTCAGTTTCGGTCGGAGAAAGCTGTTTCATAAGGTCATCATGGCCACTAATAAAAGATTGCCACGACTCTGGCGTATGCGTTTTAGGCACATTAGCCATCAAAGTGGGGGCAAGTGGCGTATATTTTTGCAAGAGTGCGTCATAGCCGGCTTGAAAATTAGGTGCACGAGGGTTGAGCTTAGAAACCTCCGTGTTAAATTGATCTTTGTATTTAGCCGCAAGATCAAATTCACGGTTAAGCTTTTCTTGCTCTTCTTTTTCAGCCGCGCGAGCGTCTGTATTGGCCGCATATACGGCCGCTTTGTTCTGAAGCTCAAGTTGCTGCGCCAGTTTTTCTTGCTGCAACTCTTGGAGCCGCGACGCCTCTCCCTGCGCCATTGCGCCAAGAAAATTGACGTTCGGAAACTGAAATTCCGGCGTAGGAGTATATCGGACGACCATTACGGCTTTCTCCCGTAAGCGTACCCGGCGGCTTGGATGCCTTGGCCAAGAACCTGTGCAAGCATGTTTGTCGGGGCCATATAAGAACTAGCCCGCGCCGCGCCCGCATCCGCGTAACCTTGGCCCAATCCTTGGCCCAGATTACCATATACATTCGCCAGATTAGTCCCGGTGTTCATGGCCGCGTTGCCGATGCCCTGCGCCGCGCCAAAACCCGTTCCGACGCCGCCCTGAAGCAGCCCAATCTGATTCTGACGGTTCTGCATGAACCGGTTGTAGGCATTGCCATATTCCTGGCTGGCCATGTCCTGCCCGAACCGCTGCGCCGCCTTTAACGCTGAACCCGACTGAAGCCCTGCTGCTGCGGCGGCGGAACGATTAACGGCCTGCATTCCCTGCTGCTCACGGAATGCGTAGCCGGGGTCCATCTGAAGCTGAGCAATAGTGGGCTGCTGCATGAGCGCGCCGGATTCCTCGCCAGGGCGAAGCCCCATAAGAACAGCCAGTCTATTAGTGGCTTCCGTGCCAAACTGCTGATAGGGCTGATAGGCAACTTCGGCCTGTTTCTGGCTCTGCTGAAGCGCCTGCGCGCCCTGTTGCGCCGCCAGCATTTGAGCCATCATGCTCTGTTGAATGCCCTGCGTCTGGGCTTCCGCCGCTTTACCCCAACCCATTATGATACCTTTCTCACAACGCCGTCAGGACCGCGCGTCATGCCCAAACGCTCTAGAATACCATACATATAGTCGTGCCCGTCGTCCACACGCGTATGAAACGCAGGGCCGCCAACAATCTGACGCAAAAGCCCTTTTGTCAGCCATCGCCGCCGCCATTCTGGCAATATGGAACAGTGGACTTCACCGTCTTTTTCAAAAATGGCCCCAATTGGATTACCGTCTCTTTCAATAAGCCGAACTTCCCAACCTTCAGCGCGGCTTGCATGCTCATCAAACGTGATTGGATAGTTCCAATCGGTTGCCGCGTAACCGATCTTCAACGCCAAATCACGGTTTTCGACAACCCGCGTTGTCATCAGACAAGCCGCATTCGTTGGACAGGTTGGCGGAGCGCCACAACCTCATTACGGAACGATTCAGTCGCCGCCGCGCCCTGCCGCGTCTCTTTAGCAACCTCAACTTGAAGCATAGGCATGGCGGTAATAGCGCACATCCACTCGTCGACTTCCTTGCCGGTGTTCGGGTTGGTGCCGCGCAACATGGTAAACCACGCGCACTTAAGCTGCACGCAGTCCTTCTTAATCAGCGGGCAGAAGGAGCCGTTTTTTAGTTCCATCAGTCTTTCACCGCAATAATCACGTCAACATACTGAACGTCTAGATTGACCGAACCGCTTGCGAGCGTATGAGAGTGCGCTGCGCCGCCGCCAACGGTGCTTGTGGAACTGGTACCCGTGTTAGCGCCGTTTACTGGCGTTGGACCGCTGGCGTATGTTGCTGCTTGGATGCCAATTGTGTGACTGTGCGCCGGCATTTCCGAAATGGTCAGCTCATGACCGTTCGTTGAACCAGAAAGCCCGCGCGACGCCGAAAACGCCGTCGTGAAAGCCACCGTGCCGCCCGTGCCGGCCGCCCCCGACACAACGCGCAACGCCTTGTTGTTATGTGTGGTCGACTTCGTCCAGCCTGTCGGCGCGTTGCTTTGCGCAAACAACATGGTCGTGCCAGCGGGGAGATACGCCCAAGCGCCGGTGAAAACGCCCGGCGCGGCGATTTCAAGGGCGCTTACTGGACTAGCGGTGCCGATGCCCACGTTGCCGTTCGAATCAATAGCGAAGGGCGTGAGGTCAGGGTCGACGGCGTCTTGGACGCGCAGCGCCAAGCCAAACCCTGTCTGGGTGATCTTCAGCGCCGGATTGGATGAGTTGGAGTCAATAACGACATTTCCCGAAAGCACGGGAGAGACGCCCGAAATTGGCGCGGAAATGTAATCTACCGTCCAAATTTCTACGTCGTTGGCGTCGGTAAGCCTAAACTTATAAATGCTCGCGCCGAGCCATATCGGAGCTTCGCCCCGCGCGTTCAGGATAACCGGATTCGGATTGACTGACGTGCCGCTACTGTCCGCGTATGTCGCCAACCCCGTCGTCGTGCCGGCCTCATAAGTATAGACTTTCCCGCCCACCAAAGGCTCGCCATTGATGTCGAAGAACTGCATCTTGGGGGCTGGTGTAAGGACCGCCATTATTCACCTATGTTGCATGATACGGTCATAAGGACCGAGGGGATACCGGGATATGGCGGCGCTGCCGCTTCAGCCAGTATTTCTATGTTAGGATTACTTCCAGACCACATGAGTTCAAAATAATCCCCAGTGTTCATTCTTAGCACAAAATTCCACGCGGCAACATAAGCGTCGTTATTGCCCTGCATGGTGATTTTGGTGGCGGAATCAGGGACGTCCGTGCCGTTAATTCGCGCCCATATATAGACAAATTTAGTCGCCGTATTTCGGCTAATTAATTGTAAAGAAAACTGAAAGTTATACGCGCCCGGCCTATCCACATACAGCCTGGACGTTGGCGTTCCGACATACACGCCCGCTGAGATGTCCGTGGCGCTGTAAGTGATAGTCTGCGCGACGTTGGCCGCGACGAGCGGTTGCGACACGCTGCTATGAAACGCGCCAAATCTTAGCGACCCGCTTCCGAGGATCGCAAAGATATTGTAGAGGAACCGATACCACTCACGCGAGATAAGTTCCGTAAACGTGATCGGAACACGCGAGGCGGGGATTTGCGTCGTGTTCTCACGCATTGGTCGGGCTCAAGATTAGCTCCGCGCCAACAATCGCTATCTTGACCGGGTCTGTGCCAGACACCTCATATACGCGGTCACGTATCTTTTGAGTCATGCCCAGCCGCCGCCAAATAACGCGCTTGCCGTATTCGCCGGCCTTACCCATTGATTTCCAATGCTCATTTGACCATGTGTGGCCGCCGTCGTCGGACCAGCGCAGCATGACTTGCGGGTTACTGCCCTGCCCGTTGGATAGCCCAACGCCCGACTCACAGTCTAGCTGAAGACTGTGCTGCGCTGTTCGTTTGAGGTCGTTTTGTCCGGTAGGAAGCGCCCGCCACGACCGGAGCCACTTCTGGACCGTATTGGCCTCGACATAGACATTCATGTCGTAAGCGTAGAGGACGCCGGCTACATAATCGCCAATGACAATCTCATCGGCAAAGTTCATCTGGCATTGCCCGCGATGCCGCGTGAACTGGTTATTCTCCCAGCCGGCGCGCTCATGCCAGACGCCGGTTGAGACATCATACACCCAGGTCGTGTTAGCAGTCGGAAAGTTCAGCACATAGAAGGCGTGACCGTCCTGCTGGTATGTGTAGGCCACGGCATCGGCAAGCGTCGTGTATTGCTGTATCTGCCACTCGACGGCGTGCGTTGAAATACGCTCGCCCGTGTAGCCTTTGGATTTATAGACGATGCCGTTACCGCGAGCGTCTTTCCCCAGCCAAAACAAGGCGTTATCTAGTTTGGCGACCGAATAGGCCGCCTGACAGCCGATTTCGTTGAACGCGCCTTGAATACGCGCCAACGGAAAGTCGGGAAGACCGGCATTATACCAGACCTCGATGGAGTTGGTTCCAAACAGCCAGACTTCGCGGTGATCAACGATCAGTGTGACGAGATTGTCGGGCGAACCTTCGGCGCTGGCGAAGTCCAACGGGTCGACAGAAGACCCGTCATAGAGGGTAGTCACCCAGAATTTCTGGCTGTTGGGCTGGTTGAAGACAAAATAGCCGTCAATGAACCCAACGCCCACTGCGCCATAAAAGTCAGGGTCTGTGATCTGGGCGAACACATCCGTATTGGCGTTGTAAATATAGCCGGTAGCGCCGTCAGCAATGAACAACTGCGTGCCGTTGTCCACCATATTAACCGGATTGGAACCGGGGACGCCGCCCTTATCCACGAAGTTCCAGTTAGAGTCGATCTGATAAAAACGCGTCCCGGCTACTGCATAAGCGTAGTCGCCAAATGTCCACAGCCCCCGAACAGGACCAGTCGGAAATTGCAGAAGTTCTCGAAGCCCCGGCGCGCGCTGAAGATATGCCGGCTGTTTGCCGCCATCTGATACAATTTCGGGAAAAAGATTGACCATCCTGTTATCCGCAGCGTTGACACTGCGGGCGACGTAGCTGGAGCCAAGGATGGGCGTCTGCATCAAAAATTACCTGCGTAAATGTTATAGCGCTGGCGCGTGCCGACGATGCTGTAAGGTAGCGCCATAATATCATCAGGATTATTGATACGCTTCAGATTGCGCTTGCTATACATGGCAATCCGCTGCACCTGTGCAGATGGCTCAATGCCAAATTCCGGGGCGAGTTCGCAGGCCAGATTGTAGCGCATGGCCCTGAGATAGCCCGGCGGAAACGCGAGCGTCGTGCCAAGATTCGCCGGTTTGGTAAGTTCGTTGACTGAAATGAAATGCCACTCCAAAAGCCGCAACGGCTTTGGGTAGACATACATCTCAATATCAGGATAAGTATTGTTTACAAATATGACTTGTGGGTAGGTGCTGGTCACGGTCTTGACGGCGATGCCGTTATACTGCTGCTGATTAATGAACTTGATGCCGTAAGAGACATTGGTCTGCGGGTCGCGGAAATAGGTCGAGTCATCCAGCAGGACAGGGCGGTTGCCGACAAAGTCTCCCGACGGCCCGAGCGTGCGAAACAGCTCCCCGGACGGCCAGTTAAACACCTGATCTTGCGTGGAAAACACTGCCAAACGCTCGGTATTCCAGCTATCGACCATTTGCTGAAACGCGATAAGCGCGTCGTTTGCGGTCTCGGCGGACGGTGTTTCGCCCTCCGCCAGAACGCCAAGAAGCCGAAGCGAGCCATTTATAAGATGAGCAACGGAAGACGTATTGGTATTAGACGTGGACGGAACGACGACAGGCACATTCAGCGCTGCGTTGAACAGCGCGATCATTTGACCGTCCGTCCAGCTCTGCGACGACTGCGTCAGAACAGCAATAGGATCGCCCGAAGTAATATATTCGGCGGCCCAGAACTCAATCCAGTCGTCCGTATTAGCATCCGCCGGCACAGCCTGAAACAACAGGTTCATGTCGCCTAGCTGAGCCAAAGCGGTAAAATACTGTTGTCGCGTCACGGTCGTCATACGGGCAC